ATGGAGAACAGTATATCTTGAAAGATATCTTCCTCCGTATGCTGAAACCAGAGGAGCTTAAAAGAATGCAAGGATTTCCGGAAGATTACATACTTAATCGGGACATAGATGGAAAACCTTACCCCGTCGTGGAACAGGTGGCGCGGATCGGGAATAGCGTGGTGCCAATAATGGCGCAAGTGTTAGTATCCGTAAATTGTCCATATCTCAAAGTCGGCGAGAGAATGCCGAACATGAGGATAGACGACAGCGAGGAACAACTGCGGTTTGCTTAGAAGGAAAAAAATATGAAGATTGCTTTAATTGATGTTGATGGACATAATTTTCCGTCACTTCCTCTCATGAAATTGTCAGCATGGCATAAACGTCATGGTGACGATGTAGAATGGTACGATCCATTGAAAGCGTGGCAGAATCCATATGATAGAGTATACATGAGCAAGGTATTTACATTCACGCAGGATTATCTCCATCCAGTATGTGCAAGCGAGATTGTGAGGGGAGGAACCGGATACTATTATCCAGATGGCGGCCCGGAGTTGCCGGAAGAAGTCGAACATATCTATCCTGATTATGGCCTGTATCCGGAGTTGTGTAGAGATACAGCGTATGGATTCCTGACGAGGGGGTGTCCGCGTGGCTGTGAATTCTGCATCGTGGCAGACAAAGAGGGGAAATGCAGCCACAAAGCGGCAGACCTTAAAGAGTTTTGGAAAGGCCAGCGCGAAATAAAGCTGCTTGATCCAAACCTTTTGGCCTGCAAGGATTGGGAGGAACTATTACAGCGGTTAATAGATTCCGGCGCCTGGGTGGATTTTACACAAGGTCTGGATATCCGAGTAATGACGCAGGAAAAGGCCAGAATGCTCCAGCGCGTGAAGGTTAAGCAGGTGCATTTTGCCTGGGACCGATACGAGGATAGGGACATGATTATAGATCGGTTCCGCTGGTTTAAGGCAGTAACCGGCTGGGATTACCGAAAGATGAGCGTGTATGTTTTGACTGGATTTGATAGCACGCTTGAGCAGGACCTCGAAAGAGTCTATACGCTGCGGGATTTGGGCTATAGTCCATATGTGATGATCTATAACAAGGAGCAGCTTCCGGCCGGCCATGACCTTAAGAGACTACAACGATGGGTTAATTCAAGGTTTGCATTTGCGGCCTGTCGGCGGTTTGAGGATTATACCGGGTGATCCGGTAAACGATCATTTAGAGGAGATAGAAGATGGAGAATCTACCAGAAAAAATTAAGCGTATTGATGTGCTTAAGGTGGAATACGGGAAAAGAAAGCTATGTGAGTGCAGTAATCCGCACTATGAGATTGATTATGTAAATAAAATTGTCCAGTGTGAGGATTGTGGTGCCATAGTGGAGCCTTTTGAGGCGCTGTACAATATGGCAAAACATTATGAGCGGTTAGGCGATCAGGTAGAGGCATTGCTTGAGCAGAGGCGTGAGATAGCAGCGTACAAGCCACATCTGGTAATCATCAAAAATCTGGAGCGTGAAACCAGAGCCGGTATGATTCCATATTGCCCGAAGTGCGGGGAAACGTTTGAGCTTGATGAAATAACCGCTTGGCATAACCGGAAATTCTAAGGAGAGAGAAAATGAAAATAGGAGTTAAAGCACTACCCGGAACCGAAGTATATGCAATCTTGGGAGATGAATATTATAAAACAAAAGTTCAGTCAGTAGAAGTATTAGAGGACGGATCGGTTTGCTATATGATTTATGATCCAGACTCAGAATCATGTGCTAGTGGTTATTCAGACGACGAATTTTATTTGACAGAGGCGGAGGCAAAGAAAGCCGTTTCTGAAGATGGTTAAGGAGGCCTGATATGAAAAAATGCTATTACTGTCTGTGGCACTCAGATAAGTGTAAAAACCCTAATAGCCGCAACAAAGACAAGTTTCTGGAGGATATAAAACATTGCAAACCAATGTTGATAAATAAAGATATCAAACCAAAGTTCGATGCCTAAATCGTAATTTGAAGGAGGAAGACATGGACGAATTAGATATGCTAAGAAGTGAGAATGAGGTATTGCGGATGCGTCTGGCCGAGATACGTGAGCGTGTAAATGGCATGGAATTGCCTCACGAATACCATATACTGTATACACGCGGATGGCACGACGCAGTCGAAGAGGTCAGGAGGTACATAGATTGAAACATCAAGAAATCCCGAAAGGGTACATAACCCAGAAGGAGATACAGGCCGCACAGCGGTATTACCGGATCGGCCGCACGGTAACGGTACATACCTACAAGGCCCAGGGGATCGACTCCATGGGGCATACCGGAGAGGCGCACCGCGGGAAGATTGTGGAGCATTATAAACGATTCGCGTATGTGGAGCTGCCGAGTGGTGTAATGGATAGTGTGCTATGGCCTGACATGGTGTTACAGATGAGGCAGCGGAAGAGAAAGAATCCGGGGAGCAATCCCCGGAAATAAAAAACTTGAGAAGAGAACATATGATCGAAACAAATAAAAAGCGGTGGATATCCGGGAAGATATGCGCCACCGCTTAGCTATTGCCTGAGTATATTATAACCGACTCAGGCATGATAAATCAACTGGAAAATCATACCATGAGGAGGATTATAATATGCAGACAGCGATTAATACAGACAATTTTGTTATGACGGTGATGGAAACATTGATGGCAAGTATGGACATGTGGGCGGAGCAGGAAAGACTTAACCAGGTGAAGGCGGCGCTCTACATGAATCTGATGGACAAGACAATCATGGCAGACGATCACGCCGGCCGGCAGCTTCCGACGGAATATATCGACGATACGCCGCGCGTAGTGGAAATGTGGCTGCGGTGTATGCAGCTTGAAAAACGAACAGCCGGGACAATAGAAAATTACCGTGGAGAATTGAGAAACTTTTTTGAGTGGTCCAGAAAGCACTATGCGGATATCACAACCAATGATGTACGGGCATACCTTTCGTGGCGGCAGATTGTGAAACATAACAGCGATTCGACAATTAACAATAAGTATCATGCCTTGCAATCCTTCTACCGCTGGATTATGTCTGAGGACTTGATCGAGGACGGTGGGAGCCTGGCACGTAAGCCGAAAAAGAACCCAATGGATAAGATCAACAAGGTTAAGACGGAAAAGAAGATGCGCACAGTACTGACGGATGAGCAGGCGGAGATAATCCGATGCGATTGCCAGACGTTACGTGATAGAGCTGTTGTAGAGGTCCTTATAGCGACTGGAATGCGCGTAAGCGAGCTTGTAGGGCTTGATCTTAATGACATTGACATACGTGCCGGGAAGTGCATCATATACGGCAAGGGGCGCAAGGAACGGCCTGCATTTTTCACACCGCGGGCGCTGGTGCATCTGGAGGTATATCTGGAGGAGCGCAAGCAGATCAAGAACTGCGAACCGGCGCTATTTCTCAATTTCCGCCGGAAGAGCGGGATATATACGAGGCTCAGTGATGATAGTATAAGACATATGCTTAACGCTATCGTGGATTCTGATAAGCGTCTTTCCGGGCTTAATCTCCACCCACACATGTTCCGGGCATACCTTGCTACGTATATGTCAAGACACGGCGCGTCAATTAAAGATATCCAGCGGATTCTCGGACATAGCAATATTAATACAACGACGGAGTGTTACATTATCGACGACGATGATTCCATGCAACAGGTACATGAGTTATTCGCAGCATAGGAGGTATTATGAATAAGAGCATTTTACGGCAGTGCGCAAGCCTTAAGCGTGAGTATGCAGACGAGGAGAGACGGATACAGAAAATGGAGGCGGAAATACAAGCCATGGCTCCAGACTGTAAGGAAGTCACTGATGTGGTTACGAGAGGAAAGCGAGGGAAAAAGCCTCTGGGGACCTGTACAATACGCGGAAACGAGGATAATACGCAGATTAACCGCAAGCGGGCCCGGCTGCGGGAGCGGAAGGCAAAGCAGGAACTAAAACTTGTACGGATCGAGAACATGATTCTTGATGTGGAGGATTATATCAACGATGTACCAGACAGCGAGACCAGGCGCATGATGCGGTTTTTCTTCATCGAGGAAATGACTTGGAATGAAGTAGCCGAAGCCATGGGGGAAGGGTACACCGGGGAAGCCTGTAAGAAAAAAGTTCAACGGGAAATGGGGAAAATCTAAAAGTGTCCCGTTTTGTCCCGGTCTGGTGTGTTATAATTTATAATGAGAAAACTATAAACAAACGACGAGAAAAAAGCTGCATAGCGGTGGTTGAATGGTCAGGTATCCATAATGTGGGTGCTGAGACCATGCTACCGTACAAGGTCTAAAAATTATCCCTTAATAGACCTTACAAAATCAATAAGGGCAATACCGGAGACAATCCGGTATATGTGGAACATACTATCAATGGCAGATGGACAGGGTAGCGCCCTGAGTTCCGGTTCGATTCCGTGGTGTTCCGCTTAATTCTTCATAATTCGTTTCTCCTTGTAAAAGGCATCCGGCGGCAAACGGGTGCCTTTATTTTATGCGAATAGAGGTGACACCATGGCAAGAGCGCCAGATCAGAGAGTGCAACAGGCAGAAGCAATGTTCCTCGCCGGAAAGAAATTAGTGGAGATTGCAAAGCAGCTAGGGATACCGGAAGGGACTGTACGGCGCTGGAAATCAACATATAAGTGGGGAAGCGAACGTTCGGAAAAGAAAAGCGAACGTTCGGAAAATAAGCGCGAACGCTCAGAAAAGAAAGCGAACGTTCGGAAAGAGGAAAGGAAAGCTGTTGCGGAAGAAGTCACACAGGTGATGGAGAATCCTAACCTGACCGACAAGCAACGGCTTTTCTGCATCCGGTACGTGAGATGCTTTAATGCAACGAGATCATACCAGAAAGCGTATAACAGCAGTTACGAGACGGCAATGGTCGAAGGGTGTAAACTACTAAGAAATCCAAAGGTCAGGGCTGAAATCACGCGACTTAAGCAGGACCGGCTAAACCGGGAGCTGCTTGACGAACACGATATTTTCCAGAAGTACATGGACATTGCATTTTCCGACATTACCGATTATGTGGAATTTGGCCGGGAGGAAACACAGGCTATGGGAGCGTTCGGACCCATACAGGTTGAGGACCCGGCAACCGGGAAAAAAGTCCCGTTAATGAAAACTGTTAACAGCGTTCGTTTCCGTGAATCCGATGAGGTTGACGGTACGATTATTACCGAAGTTAAGCAAGGGCGAGACGGGGCCAGTATAAAACTGGCTGACCGCATGAAAGCACTGGAATGGCTTGCGGACCACATGGACCTTGCAACGCCAGAGCAGCGGGCGCGAATCGACCATATACAGGCTCAGACTGGAAAAATCATGAAAGAGAGCGCAAGCGGTGAAGGTGACGGCGTGGAGGTGATAAACGATGCCCCGGAAGCAGATCAGGATATCAGAGACGATCATACCGAAGTATCTTCCGCTGTTTAACGATAAGGTACACCGCCATATTATCCTTACTTCTGGAAGAGCCGGTACGAAATCAAGTTACGCGGGCGTTCGGAGTATTTTTCAGTTAATCGACGATCCGAACGGTTCCGTAGTAGTGCTCAGAAAGCATCATAATAAGCTACGTAAGACGGTGTATAAGGAGATGCTGAGAGGTATTAACCGGTTAGGGATTGACAAGAGGGCGTTTCGGATCGGGAAGTCCCCTATGGAAATTGCGTACCGGAAATATGGCACTACGATGTATTTCGCTGGTTCTGATGGTATCGACGACACGAAAGGTATCATCGACGAGAGCAAGCCGATTAAGCTTGTTATCCTCGACGAGCTTACCGAGTTTTTTGACGATGGAGAGGGAGAGGACGAACTACAGAATATCGAGGCTACATTTATCCGAGGGAACAGCAGCGGCTTTCAAATGATATACCTATATAACCCGCCAAAGAACCCGAATGCACCAATCAACAAGTGGTGCAAAAAGATGGAGAAGCGGGCGGACTGTATCCACATTCACACGGATTACAGAGATGTTCCGGAAGACTGGTTAGGGAAAGACCTGATAGAGTCAGCGGAGATCATGAAGGCAGCAGATGAGCGTCAATATAGATGGGTATGGCTGGGGCAGAGCATTGGCGTAGACGAGGTAATCTACTACATGTTTTCTGACAAGCATAAGGAGAAGCCGGAAAATAGACAGTACCGGATTATCGGTATTGGCGTGGACTACGGGCAGCAGAACGCGACTGTATATGAGGCTGCCGGGCTTGATGAGTACCAGAAGCGGCTGACCGGGCTTGCGGAGTATTATTATTCAGGCAGGGAGACGGGAAAACAGAAAAGCCCGTCTGACTATGCCAAAGACTTTATTTCGTTCATTGATGAGCTGCATGAAACATATTCGTGTAGTTATTTTTACGTTTTTATTGACCCTTCCGCGCAAGGATTGGCGGAGGAGATTAAAAGAGCAACGCGGGATTGTGATTATACGGTGTTGATCCGCGGCGCCGAAAATGAGGTAGAACTCGGAATATCGAGGGTACAGAAGCTTCTAACATACGGGATTATGACGATTTCCCCGTTGCAGGAATATGCAGTAGAGGAATTCGGAACTTACGAATACGACAAGAAATCCATCGAGCGCGGGAGAGAAGTCCCAGTGAAGGTGGATGATCACTGCATGGACGCTATCCGGTATCTCGTCATGGGATTCTGGAAAAAAATGAAACATTGGCTCCCGGTGAAGGAATACGAAAAAGAATACCGGAATCCGCTGGATGAGGAGGTGGAAGATGAATATATTTAGCTATTTCAGGAAAAAGGGAATTGACACAGTAGATAGTTCCTTTTACGCAAAAATATCGGGCTGGTATAGCTGGTACAGAAGCAATGTCCGCAAGTTCCACGTCTACAAGATATATGGTGGTCAGGGAACATGGACGAAATGTCATCGTCACAGCCTCGGAATGCCGAAAAAGGTATGTGAGGATATGGCAAACTTGCTTCTTAACGAACGGGTGAAAGTAACGCTGTCTGACGAAACAACGAACGAATTCGTTAAAGAGGTATTGCAAAAAAACGATTTCTGGAATATTGGAAATGAATACCAGGAGCGCAAGGCGGCAACTGGGACAGTGGCCTATATTCCGTATCTCGACAATATGGAGGTTGACGGGGCTGGAAATGTGCACGGAGGAGAGGTAAGAATCAACTATCTGGAAGCCCCCAACATTTTCCCTCTGTCATGGAACAACCGTGAAATCACGGAATGCGCTTTCTTATTCCCGCACACGTACAACCGAAAGAAGTACGTGCAGATACAGTTTCACAGAACTGAGAAGGCTGGAGAAGCGGCAGGAAACTATATTATCGAGAATGTGGTGGTTGAATGCACGAACGGAGCCGGTAAGGAGCTGACTCCTGAACAGTGGAATGCGCTTCCGCCGTTTGAGGGCTTGGCCGACAGGATAGAGACCGGATCAAAAGAGCCGCAGTACGTAATTGACCGGCTGAACCTGGTAAATAACGCTGGTGAGGACGATAATAACCCGATGGGTATGTCACTTCTGGCAAATTCCATAGACGTGTTCCGGAAGATAGATTTGGAATATGATTCCTATGCGAACGAGTTTGACCTTGGCCGGAAGAGAATATTTGTCGCGCCTGAGATGCTGGAGGATAAGGAAGGGAATCCAACCTTTGATACTGGTGATACGGTATTCTATCGTCTTCCGGAAGATTATTTAAGCACCTCGAAAGACCCAATTAAGGAAATTGATATGACGCTGAGAGTAGAGCAGCATAGCAAGGCCATTAATGACGATCTTAATTATCTGTCAATGAAATGTGGATTCGGTACACAGCGTTACCGTTTTGAGCAGGGAGGCGTAACAACAGCCACAGAAGTGATCTCGGAAAATTCCGATATGTACCGGACGTTACAGAAGCACGAGATTGTACTTGATGTGGTAATCAAAAGCCTGATTAAGATTATCATACGGCTTGGAATTGTGGCGAAAGTACCGGGACTTTCCGAAAATACAGAGATCACAATAGATTTCGATGATTCGATTATCGAGGATAAGCAAACGGAACGCAAGGAAGACCGGCAGGATGTAGCCATGGGGGTTATGAGCCTGGAAGAGTATCGCGCGAAGTGGTACGGAGAAACAGAGGAACAGGCAGCGAAAAGAATCCCTGAACAGACGGGAGTGATCCCATAATGAATAAAAGCTATGAAAGCTATCTATCTGCGGGAATCGAGAAGCGGTATAGGAATCTTGAGACCCGTATTATGGAGGATGTGATACGCCGGATTAAGAAAACCGGCACAATCACTTCTTCAGCAGATTACCAACTTCTCAGATATTACATATTGGGAAACAGCACAAAGGATATCGAGGACATCATAAAAAAAGCAGTAGGCGATTCCTTCCCGGAAACGTTCGAGCTGTATGATGAGGTAATCGAACAGTATTACACAAGAGCGAAGAAGCTTTACGAGCAGGTGAATGAGAATTTCATTCCCTATGAAGAGAATCAGGAGTTACGGCAGCTTACAAATGCGCTGGTCCAGCAATCCAACGACGAACTGTATAATATCACTCGCTCCCTGGGATTTAAGGTCGATATGGGAGGCGGCCGGCTGGTTTTTTCTCCACTGGCAGACTACTACAATGAGTATCTGGATAATGCCATTGTAGAGATCACTTCCGGGGCGTTTGACTATAATAGCGTGATCCGGCGGGTAGTAACGCAAATGACGAATTCCGGCTTGCGTACCGTCGATTACGCGAGTGGTTATACAAGCCGCTGTGATGTGGCAGCCAGACGGGCAGTTATGACCGGAATTTCCCAGCTTACCGGGAAGATTTCAGAGATGAACGCTGATAAGCTGCATACTGACTATTTTGAAATTGACTGGCACGAGGGCGCCAGGCCAACACACAGAGTGTGGCAAGGCAAAGTCTGGAATCGAGAGGAATTGCGGACTGTATGCGGTCTTGGGACTGTCACAGGGCTTAACGGTGCGAACTGCTACCATACCTATTATCCCTTTATTCCAGGCGTTTCAGAACGTCAATTCAGCGATAAATGGCTTTCCGAACAGAATGCGAAGGAAGATAAGCCGAAGAGTTTTAAGGGCCGGGAATACACGAAATACGAGGCCACACAGCGACAACGATACCTTGAAACGAATATGAGAGCGCAGCGCGAGAAGGTAAGGTTGTTACAGAAGGCTGGAGAGGATGAAGAAACAATAATGCTTGCAAAATGTAAGTATCAAGCACAGCTTGACGAATATAAAGCATTTTGTGAAAAAATGGATCTCGTAGAGCAGCGCGAGAGAATCTATTACGATATGAGAGGGCGTGTAGCGCCGTAAAGAAAGGAGGGGGATTATGATACAGGTAATGGTAAGGGAGAATGAAATATTTGTAAAAGGCCATGCTGGATTTGCACCGCCTGGGCGTGATTTGGTTTGCGCTGCGGTATCTGCGCTTACCCTGACGCTTGCCGAAAGCCTGAATGCTTTGGCGGAAGGAGATTTTAAAACCGTAATGGATACGGGAAACATATCCGTCAGATGGCAGCGGATCAATGATAAGGGGAAGGCGATTATTGACGCCTGGTTTCTTGGGATATGCTTACTTAATCAGGAATATGGTTGCATCACATATGTGTAAGAATTATGCCCGAAACGTGAAGGCTTAAAAAGCACCGGAATAGTTAACGTACTTAAAACGGAGGTATTAGAATGAGAAAAAGAATTAATTTACAGCTTTTCGCAGACGGCGGCGAAGGCGGCTCAGCAGCGGGTGCAGCAACAGGCACAACAACGAGCACAACAGCCGGAAACGGTAACGGCGGCCAGAACGCCGGTAGCACAGCAACATACACATTCGAGCAGGCGGAAGCTATCGCCGCAGTACGAGCACAGAGAGCAGAGGCGGCGGCCTTGAAATCTTACTTTGAGCAGCACGGACTTAGCGAGGACGAAGTTAAGCGGGCTATGGAAGATTACAAGACAAACAAGGAAAAGAATAAGCCGAACATTTCCGCGGTAGAACTCGAACGGGATAAATATAAGACAGAACTCGAACAGCTTAAGAATAGCGGGATTCTGCGGGACAAGGGTGTAAAACCTGATGATCTCGATTATGTGTTATTTAAGGTTAATCAGAAGGTTACGGATAAGCTTCCTTTTGACAAAGCGGCTGCGGAATTCCTGAAGGAGAATCCGAGGTTTGCGGGGCAGACGTCATACAAGGTTACAACCTCGACACACACAGGCGGCGCCGGAGCTTCCGAGGACACGAACGATTATATTAATAACGCCATAAGAATGGCGGCCAGACGATAAGGAGGTCAAATATGAGACATAAGTTCAATTTACAGATTTTTGCAGATGATGCATTGATTATCGACAGAAGCGGATCAGATTCCTTGATTCCGGAAGAGAAAGCCAGGGAGATCATTCAGGGGGTAGTTACTCAGTCTACGGTACTTGCAAGGGGCCGTAAGCTTCCTAACATGTCCACGAAAACTTATAAGATGCCGGTTCTCGATATGCTTCCGATTGCCTATTTTGTGGACGGTGATACCGGAGCCAAAAAGACCACGAAACAGCAGTGGGACAAGAAAGTCATTACAGCGGAGGAAATCGCCGTTATCGTTCCGATTCCGGAAGCGGTACTTGATGATTCCGATTATGACATTTGGGGAGAAGTGAAGCCCAGAATTGTAGAAGCTTTCGGAAAGGTGATCGACGGTGCAATCCTTTTCGATGTTGACAAGCCTACTTCATGGAGAGATGGCCTTGTTACCACAGCGACTAAAGCGAATGCAGTTGTAACGCTTGCTGATGGTGATTCCCTGTATGATAAGATCATGTCCGAGAATGGCGTTATTGCAAAGGTAGAGGATTCCGGATACTTTGTAAACGGCCATATGGCGGATATCTCGATGAGGGCAAAATTGAGAGGCTTGAAGGATACAACAGGGAACCCAATTTTCAAATCTGACATGCAGGGCGGTACTACATACTCCCTGGACGGCAGCCCGATGAATTTCCCGAATAACGGAGCGTTCGATAAGTCCAAAGCGTTGATGATTTCAGGAGATTTCAATCAGATGGTGTATTCAATCCGCCAGGATATCACATTTAAACTTTTCACCGAGGGCGTTGTCCAGAACACAGATGGTACAATCGCTTATAACTTGATGCAGAATGATATGGTTGCATTAAGAGCAGTGATGCGCCTGGGTTGGGAGATTCCGAACCCGATTAATTCCGTGAAGAGCGACAAAACAAAGCGTTGCCCGTTTGCGATTTTAAAAGCCGGAGGAACGGCGCCGGTAGAATAAGGAGGAGAAGCGGATGTATGTAGACTATAACTATTACAGAAATGAATATGGCGGGACCATGCCGGAAGAGTGTTTCACGGCTTGTGCAAGGCGCGCAGAAACATACATCCGCTATCTCACATGTTTCAATGGAGATATTTTCGCTGCTGAGTCAGAGCCGATAAAGCAGGCGGTATGTGCTGCCGCTGATGTATATTACGAGGCGGATACGGCGGAACAGAAAACGGTTAAGTCGGAGAACAATGACGGGTGGTCCGCCAGCTATGTAACGGAGCAGAAGGACGGGCAAACGCGGGAGGAGCTGACAAAAAAGAAGGCTTATGAAGCCGTCTATATGTATCTCCTTCCGGCCGGCTGGCTGAATCGAAAGGTGAGGTGTCACAATGACCACAAATGCGGATATTACAGTCTATAACTCTTTTCTGAATCCTGATACACGGCTTAAGGAATGGCGCAGGACGGTGATTAAAAAGGTGTGGTTCTATGTTGACAACAAAGTTAGCTTAACGGACGGCGGCCTTGCCTCTGCGGATTCCTTTAAGGTGCGAATACCGATAGATGCAGAGTTTTCCGGATCACGTTACGTTGCGCCAGAAGAATACACAGGCAAAGAAAATACATGGACCTTAAAAAACGATGATTACATTGCACGTGGGGCCATAGCAAAGGAAATAGAAAAGCCTTCTGATTTGCAGAAGGAGCGTTACCAGGTGTTTAAAATCACATCATGGTCCGATAACCGTTTTGGCGGATTGCAGCATTGGAGGGCGGGAGGTATCTAATGGCACAGAAAAGGATATTCCAAATTTCCACTCCGCGCGGAAAGTTATATCAGAAGAAGAGTTGCAGCGGCAGTGTAACCGCGCACTTGGAATGGGCGCCTGATTTTGGAAAAAGGAAAGCAAAGGGATTTTCGGAAGCACAGCAATTTGTTGATTCGGAGTGTCTGCGGTATATGGACCCAATGACACCGCGCAGGACCGGTTACATGATTAAGTCTGCACAGCTTGGAACCGTGATAGGCAGCGCCGAAATAGAGTACCTGGCCCCATATGCGAGGAAGCAGTACTACGAACATAACGGAGACAACGGAAACCGCGGGAAGCTATGGTTTGAGCGTATGAAGACCGCGAAAGGCGAGACAATCCGGAAGGGGGCGGAAAAGATCATTGCGAACAATTAACAATGAGTCGATTATAGGCGCACTCAGGAAATATTTCATGCAGTGTCCATTTTTGCACGATGGGGAATTCAATATTGATTATCTTCCCAACAGCCGAGCGTATAGCCTGGACCCCATACCGGCTGACCCGGTATACAAGGAATACGTGGACGGCGGTAAAGTATATCAATTCCAGTATTCCTTTACGTCGAAAGAGGCTTACGATGGTGATGCGCGTACCATGATAGATAACTCATATTTCTATCAGAACTTGGCGAATTGGGTCGAAGAGCAGGATGATAATGATATTCTTCCGGAACTGGAAGGATATTCGGCAATCTCGAATGTGATGATATCTAGCTACTACCTTTTCGACTCAGACGGGGACCTTGCAAGGTATCAAATACAATTAAGGCTATTATACGAATAGGAGGTAACAACATGGCAACAGTTGACAAAATCAATGAGGCAAAGATGGTAAAGCGGTCAAAAAGGGTCGCTTTTATGAATATCGGAACCGGGGCAGAATCTAAGTTCGTGCGTATGCAGGGATTTTCTTCTATGTCGGAATCTAAAAGCCCGAAACAGTATACAAGAACGTATGTCGATGAGGATTCCGAACGTTCTGACGTGGTTGGGTATGCTACACAGATCGGTTACAGCTTTGACCGCCACAGCCCGCTTTCCGTACATGAGAAAATTTCGGAGATTACGGATGGTGAGTATACCGGATCAGATGCGTATGTCGAGATCGTAACCGTTGATCTTTTCACAGAGGGAGAAGCCAAAACGGCACGGAAACGTACTTATGCAGTTATGCCGGATACTACCGGAGACGGAAGCGACGCATTGATCTATTCCGGCAACTTGCGGGCAATTGGAGAAATGACAGTGGGTAAGGCGACATCTGCGGACAATTGGCAGACCGCAACATTTACGGCTGGCGCAGTAACACCAACAGTAGAATAATAGAGGAGTGAGCCTATGAGCCAGAAATGGAATTATAACGGTATTGAGTTTGAGGTAGACTTACAGGATGCGGATTTTGCGGAACGCTATGAAGATGCGTTCAAGCAGATGGAAGAGGAAGAAAAACGTGTCCAGAAGGCAGGAACAACGAGCGAGGTAATACGCGGGTACTGCGGGCTGTTTTTCAACCTCTTTGACCGGATTTACGGAAATGGAACCGCAGATAAAATGTTTAAGGGAAAAGTCAACGCTGGAATGTGTGATGCAGCCTATTCGGCTTTTATTGATGCCGCCCGGCGCAGTAATCAGGAAGCCATGCAGCGCAGAAGCCAGATGCTTAATAAGTATGCTCCGCAGCAGAACCGGCAGCAAAGACGGCATAACCGGAATGGTGGCGGTAATAAGTGAACCTCATTTATGACAGATATCCCGATACGGTGATGCTGAACGGGAAACGGCGTGAGATTGTAACGGATTTTAAGGACTGGCTTAAGTTTGTTGACTTGCTTAAAGATGATGAATTTAGTCCGGAAGAAAAATTCGAGTCCATACTCTTGTTCTATTGTGATCCTGTTCCGATTAAAGACCAGGCAAACGCCTGTAAACCGCTGATAGACTTTTTTAAGATGACAGAGGCAGAAGATAAGAGTTATCAGGCTGATTATGAGGAAGAGGAAGAAACGGAGAACATAAAACCGCTATATGACTTCCGGTATGACGCGCGCTGTATTATCGCCGGCTTCTGGCATGATTATCAAATTGACTTAACGAAAGCACATATGCACTGGTGGAAGTTCCGGATACTGCTAGATGGCCTATCATCCGAAACGGAGTTTAAGCAGCGTGTTATGTACCGGAATACTGATACATCGCGGATTAAGGACGTTGAGGAACGGAACCGGATACTACGGATACAGCGGAAAATTGCGATTCCTCAACCTGTTCCGTCTGATGATGAAATCGGAGGTATGTTCTGGTAATGAAAAAGATCACAAAGCCGCCTATTATGCGGAAATGGTACACTTGCCCTTATTGTGGCAAGAATGCGGTCCTGTACGATAATACGGCACGATGTACAGGAGTATATACGAAATGCAAAGAGTGCAAAAAAGAATTCGAGATCAAGATATAGCATTTGTGAGCCTATGAGCCGTGCTACTGCGAAAGGAGTAGTATGGCTCATTTTAATTTACAGATATTTGCCGCTGACGGGCATTTAAACTTTGATACAAAAATAGATGAAAAAGGCTTTTCCAGTGGAATCAAGAAACTTGGGAGCATTGCGAAAGGTGGCCTATCTATACTTGGCGGAGCCATAGCGGGAGTTACTGGAGCCATGGGCGCCGGAGTTGCCGCCGGTATGAAATACAATGCAGACATGCAAATGTACATGGCGAATTTCAGCACGATGTTAGGCAGCGAGGAAGCGGCTGTTAAATTCGTGGATCAGTTAAAAGAAACTGCCGCGAAGACCCCGTTTGAAATGTCGGATTTATCGAATGCATCAAAAACCCTCCTTGCATTTGGATCGACCGCAGATAATGCGAATGATCAAATTAAAATGCTTGGAGATATTTCCCTCGGTAACTCTGAAAAGTTGAAAACACTGTCTACTGCATTTGGCCGTATTCAGTCAAACGGGAAAGCATCCATGGAAGAAATTAATATGATGATTGACAGCGGATTTAATCCACTGAATATCATTGCAGGTAAGACCGGTGAATCCATGGAACAGGTCCGAGACAGAGTGTCAAAAGGAAAAGTATCATTTGAAGAATTAAATGGTGCCATGGTACAAGCGACATCTGAAGGCGGGCAGTTTTATAAGGGTATGGAGAAGGCAAGTACCACCATGGACGGCCTTATCTCCACCTTAAAAGACAATGCTATGTCCCTGCTTGGAGAAGTTGTCCAGCCATTGACGGATCAGATGACCACAACGTTACTTCCGGCGGCGATTGATGCGATAGACCAGCTATCTACCGCGTTTAAAGAGGGCGGAGTGGATGGGCTAATTCAGGCGGGCGCCGATATCCTTACAAATCTGCTTACCGGGATCACGGAACAGCTTCCGGCGGTCATAGATATGGCTGTCAGCTTCATAGATACGATCATTCAGAGCCTTAACGATAATATGCCACAGCTTCTCGAAGCAGGCGCGAAGCTGCTATATGCGATTATAAGCGGTATTCTCACATTGATACCGTCGATAGCGTCTCTTGGGTGGTCAATTATTACCGGAATTATCGATGGAATAAAATCGAATTCCGGGCAGCTCCATGCACAAGGGAAGACCGTTCTCGACAATCTGCTTTTTGGAATCTCTACCGGACTTCCCAACATAGTAAGCAAGGGGCTGGAAGTGTGCGGAAAGTTCGTGCAGGGATTATTAAGCAGCCTTCCATCTGTTATCTCGGCAGCCGGTAATATTTTAAATCGGCTGGTTGATGCGATTATGACAGCGTTGCCGAAACTCCTTGAATCTGGTGCTAAACTGATTGGACAGCTTGCCCGTGGTATTCTCAACAATCTCCCGGAAATTATAACCTCTATAGCGTCTGTGCTTGCGCAGCTCCTTGCTACGATTGCATCCCATCTGCCGGAATTATTGCAGAAAGGTATTGAACTGATTGGAGAGTTAGCGGTCGGACTTATAAGGGGAATCCCGGAGCTTATAAAAAAGATACCGGAAATAATAGAATCAATCAAAAAAGTATTTTCAGAATTCGACTGGCTACAGATCGGTAAAGATATTGTAGATGGTATTGCAAATGGTCTGAAAAATGCAGTTGGAGCGGTTGTTGATGCAGCAAAGGAGGTAGGGGAATCCGCACTTAATGGGCTTAAAAATCTGCTTGGAATCCATTCCCCATCTAGGGTATTCCGGGACGAGGTTGGGCGGAATATTGCACTTGGTATCGCAGATGGAATTGTAAAGAATAAGAAGTATGCGAAGAGCAGTGCGGAGGAGATAGGGCAAGCGATCCTTGATGCCGCTAAAAAGAAACTGGACAATTACAAAGTATACAACAATCTTACACTGGCAGAAGAAGCGGCGTATTGGGAAGAAGCCAGAAAGCAAGTAAAAGATGGTACACAGGCTAAAATTGATGCGGACAAGGAATATTTCACGGCGAAGAAAGAACTTGAAAGCCAGATGCTTCAGGCCGAAGAGAAGTACACGGATAATGTCGCAAAAGCATACGAGGATTTAAACGATAAGATTCTTGATCTAAATAAACAGTACGAAGATGCGGTAAGCCAAAGGACAGATGAAATAAAATCCGCGTTTGGACTCTTTGACGAGTTTTCCACAGATACGGAACTATCGTCTGATGATCTCCTGAACAATCTCCGGTCACAGGTTGATGGACTGGAACAGTGGAGGGGCAACTTGGACGATTTAAGCGACCGAGGAATCGGAAATGAACTCCTGGAAGAGTTACAGAAGCTTGGCCCGAAGGCGGCGGCAGAAATCCAGTTGCTTACGGAAATGAGCGACGACGAATTAGACGAATACGTCGATCTTTTCAGGGAGAAGAACCGACTTGCCAGAAGACAGGCCGTGGAAGAGTTGGAACCGATGCGGAGGGATATTGCAAGCCAGATCACAAAAATGCAACAGGAAACCTCAGCGGAGCTTGCAAAGTACCAACAGGAATACACGAATTCTATGCTGGAGCTTGGAGTAGCGCTTAACCAGCCGCTTGAAGTAATGAAGCTTACCGCAGTTCAAAATGCGGTTGAATTGGTCTCCGCCATGGCCGGATCAGTAAAGGAAGCTTCCGGAACAACCGAGAATATGGACAAATTCAAAGTGATTGCGCAGAATGTACTAGGCGCGGTCCAGACACTTCCAACAGACATGAATGAACTAGGGAAAAATGCAATCAGTGAAATGATTGAGGGAATTAATTCCATGGCCGGGAATCTATATGCTACTATGTCAGAAGTCGTAGGAAACGCTATGAAAAGTGCCATAGACGCAGTAACAGCAGGAAATGCAGTTGATGCGGCTCTCGCCGGTACGGGATATGTAACCGGCACAGCAGCGATACCAGCCTCCAGTTATGGAAATGAAGGGTATGGTCCTGGCTATGCAATCGACTATAAGCGCATGGGCCGCGAGATGGGGCAGGCCATGGAGAAAACCGGCGTGTACATGGACGAGAAGAAGGTAGGAAACATCGTTTCAGAGCCGGTAAATGAAAGCCTTGGCAATGCGTCTAAGACTGGGGAAAGGGGTGTTATGTAATGCCTATAGGAATCACATTTAATGACGAAAAACATTCTTACCGTGATTTTGGACTTAGGATCATTTCTGTTAATATTGGACTGCCGGAAGTGAAAAAAAGCCTGATTGACATACCGGGCGCCGATGGTTACGTTGACATGACGGACTATTTCGGAACCCGGTATGAAAACCGGAAAATTAAGGTAGAATGTGATTTTGAGGATAAAGGGTATAGAAATTGGGCCGCAAGAATCAGTGATATCAGTAATTACCTTCACGGCAAGCCGGTGAAACTGATTTTCGATTTCGATGAAGGATATTACTATGACGGCCGTGGCCTGTGCGAATACGAAAAGAGTAACCGCAGGTTCGGAAAGATTACACTCACATTTGAGTGCAAGCCGTATAAACTGGACCTGCTTGCGTCAGATGAGGATTGGCTATGGGATCCGTTCGATTTTGAAACTGGAGTAATCCGAGAATACGGAGGTATTACGGTAAATGGTACATACGATCTCGTAGTTGATGGAAGCCCGATGCCTGTTATCCCTAAAATAGAGTGTTCCACAGCCATGAAAGTATTATTTGAGGGCGTAGAATATGACTTAAGCGTCGGCATAAATTATATCACTGACATATTGATCGGGAATGGAGAATACCACTTGCAGTTCGCAGGAAAAGGGGACGTGACGGTAATATATCGGGGAGGAAGCCTTTAATGTATTTGATACAGAATATTGTAGACGGCCATGTATATCCCATACATGACCAGAAAAGTGACGTTTTAAGAGTGCTTGAACCGCGCCTTGTATTAACTATTAACAAGACCGGGCAATTGGAATTTATGATTCCACCGATGCACGAGTATTACAAATCAATTAAAAAACTGAAATCTGTCATACAGGTAATTGAAGATGGGGAACTGCTTTACGAGGGCCGCCCAATATCGGACGAGTCGGACTTTTACAATGTGAAAAAGATTGTGTGTGAGGGAAGCATGGGATACTTGATTGACAGTATCCAACGCCCATTTTCCCATACCGGTAATATCCGTGATTTCCTGGCCTACCTGATTGACAACCATAACAGTCAGGTAGAAGAAAGAAAACAGTTCTTACTTGGAAACGTGAATGTGGTCGATGATGAATCGAACACAAAACGGGAAAGCACAAAACTGGATAACACATGGAACACGGTTAATACCTACCTGATAAGCAAGTATGGAGGCTGCCTGTATGTGGAGTATAAGGACGGAAAGAAATATCTGAATTATACCTACGATCATGGCGGATACAATGAGCAGAAGATACGTTTCGGAGTGAATCTGCTTGATCTTACGAAATACCAGGACGCGACAGAAATAGCCACGCGGTTAATACCTTATGGCGCGGAAGTGGAGTACCAGGACGAGAACGGGGAAGTCCAAACCAGAACCGTTGATATCACATCTGTGAATGGCGGGAGAGATTATATTACAGCGGATCAAAGCGTCATTGACGAATACGGAATTATAACGGTTACGTATCAATGGACTGATGTTACGGATCCTTCTGTACTTCTGGAGAAGGCGAAAGCGTTGCTTAAAGATTTGACGAACATACCGGATACACTAACCGTTAAGGCTCTTGATCTTAATTATGCCGGGGTAGATATCCGGCGGTTTAAGGTTGGCCGGTGGACAACCGCAGAGAGCAAGCCTCACGGAATTAAGAAAGATATGTTACTTGCGAGACTCGACCTATATCTTGACAACCCGAAAAAGGGTAGTATCTCCCTCGGATCGACTGTAAAAACCTTTACGGCCGCAAATGTCAGTAAGCAGGTAGAGTTGTCAAATTCCATAAAGAAGGTGGGTGAATCCGCCTCCAGCGAGATCAGGCGCAAGGTGGAGAACGCTACTTCATTGATTACTGGAGGGCTTGGCGGGTATGTGGTGCTGGACGTTGAGGACCCCGTTACTGGGAAGAAAATCCACCCATGGCGCATTCTGGTAATGAACACGCCGGATAAGAACACAGCAACGAATGTAATACAGCTTAACCAGAATGGCCTTGGCTTCTCGACAACCGGGATTAATGGGCCGTACCGGAACGCCTGGACGATTGACGGAAATCTTGTAGCGGATTTTATTACATCAGGTACGATGTTAGCGGATAGAATTCGTGGCGGAATTCTGGAGGTGGGAGGTGCTGGTCTGGCGAAAGATGGAAGTATTACCGTTAAGAACGCGCAGGGCGAGGTGATCGGTACATGGGATAAGACCGGCTTGCATGTGCTTCTTGGCATTATCGAGGGTAGTACCATCAAAGGATCATCAATTATAGGCGGCAGGATTAATATCGGTAATGGTACATTTGAGGTTGACAGCGACGGATCAGTGATTATAAATTCTGGTGAGATCAATATAGGGAATGTGCTGATTACTGAAAATTATGCATGGATTAATGGGTTTGGCATTTCTGACATGACTATATATAGTAAAGATGCAGGTAATTCTATTGTATTATCTACTCAAGAATTTGATGGAACAGGGCCAGCACTTGAATTAAAAAGAGATGGAATGATAACCCGTGTTGGTTATAGTGGTATTGTCACAGGAGATATAATTTTCGATGATCCTTGGACGGAAAATATGTCCGCACTAGATATGTTTAAGGATTTGTATGGCAGAGTAAGAGATTTGAGGGATAGAATAGATGGATTGGAGGGTTGAACCGAAGGTATATAGATGATATAATATAGTCAGAAAGGGGTGAAATAAAATGTTTAAAAAAATGTCTTTGCTGACTATTGTTTTAACATTTAGTTTGCTTTTTGGTTCGTTTGCTATGGCTGATGTAGTTAATGGTGATTTCATACGTAAATCTCCACTGAATGAAGAGGAAAATTCATCATATGAATGGACGTGGCTTAATGACGAGCATTGTGTACAGTTTACAACAAAGGATGATAAACTAAAGAGAGAACATATTGAGAGAAAATTCAATATGGGACTGCTTCCACAGTGGGCGGTAAATGGGGATAACGGAACCGGTGTTGTAAAAAAGAGGGACACATATTCTGGGAAGTGGACTCAGAGCGAAAAGGGAATATGGTCATTCGAGTTTGATGATAAGACCATCCCGCTGGGAGTAACGAAAATAGATGATGTTTTATACGCCTTTAATGGATATGGAGAATTAATGGAGGGCTACGAATATTACGACGGCCTGACAACCGGAGCCGACGGAGTAGTCAACTCAGACAACCCGGAGTTTTTGGCCTGGCTGGATACTCAGTATGTACCAGCGTGTACGAGCCACGAGTAAGATTTTTACAGAGAGCGAGGATAATTTCCCCGCTCTTTTTTCTATGGACAAAAGTGTCCCGTTTTGTCCCGGCCTCGTATGCTATAATTTAAAATAGGAAAACCAGTGATGAGCGCCTGAAAACAGGTGCTCTTTTTCTAGGTCCGAAAGTGAGGTGAAACATGGCAGATATAAGCAGAGAAATAGAAGATTTTAGAAGTGCTCGCAAGGGAAAAGACGTCCGTGGTTCTATGATCTCTCTGGCTGAAAAGGTCAATAAGGAAGTGGAAGGGAATACTGTAGATGCCACAGCGGCGGCAAGAAATGCGAATGCTGCGGCCGAGACAGCGAATAACTCAGCGGATAAGGCCAACTCTTCCGCCACGAATGCCAACAACGCCGCAAAGAATGCACAGGAAACCAGACAGGATATTCTTAACAAACTTGTAGCCGGAGAGTTTAAAGGAGATCAGGGTGAAAAAGGAGAAAAGGGAGAACAAGGAGAATCGGGAGTTATGGCCCCGTCTTCCGGTATGTTCTCCTTATTTCTTGATCCAGCAACCGGGGACCTGTATGCAGAGTATCCAACCGGAGAGATGCCTCCAGCATTTGAGTATGACAGCGAGTCAGGTGATCTCTATTATGTAACAGGGTAAGGAGGGAGTGGCATGATATGATAACGGCAAAATTTACAGGAAGTTCTTCCGCGTCAGTATACGGCCTTACACAATGGGATTATGGGCAAATACTCCACATTGAGTATAGTGGCACTATTCCTGAAGGATCAGAAGTTAATTACTATCAGGGAACGCTTTCGAGTCTGACATACATACATAGCCTGGAAGCGAAAATTCCAGACATTATGTTACAAAATGCAGCGGATATTACAGCCTATGTGTATATTCGGCAACCGGACAGCGGAGAAACAGTTCTTACAATCCGATTACCAATAGCGGCACGGCCACAGCCAGATAATTATGTGCTTCCAGACTCGGAAGAATACCGGCGTCTACTTCCAGTTGGCGGAGAGCCTGGTCAAATACCGGCAAAACAGTCTGAGAAAGATTACTCAATTTTGTGGGAGTATCGCGCGGACGGTATAAAATACGATGGAGAGTATGTTCAGCTTATGTCAGGCGCCGTCCCAGTCGGTGAACGGGTCAGGCTTATGAAAGAAGAGCGTGAAATTGAGTTATCCAATGACGGCACTAATATTAAGTGGCGTTATACAGATAGTAATGATTGGAAAATGCTGATTAGTGTGGAAAGCATAAGAGGAGAACAGGGGCCGCCGGGGATAACTCCAGAATTCGAAGTGCGCGACGGCCATTTAATAGCAAAATATAATAAGGAAGGTGAATTATAATGGCAGTAAGAGAAGTTGACCTTGGTAGTATTATTGGGCCACAGGGACCGCAAGGCATTCAGGGAGAAACTGGACCAACTGGCCCAAAGGGAGCAACTGGGGCAACCGGTGCAGATGGCGCAACCTGGTTATCCGGAGCCGCAGCCCCGACAACGCAGGGAAAAGATGGGGACTACTATATTAATACGTCTACCTGGGATGTATATAAAAAAGCTTCAGGAGCATGGTCTAAAACTGGAAACATCAAAGGAGCAACCGGAGCCCAGGGACCAAAAGGCGAAACCGGAGCCACAGGTCCACAAGGGGAAACCGGACCTAAAGGAGCAACAGGAGCACAAGGGCCTACAGGGCCACAAGGTGAAAAGGGTGACCCCTTTGCGATTGCAAAAACATATTCGAGTATAGCTGCTATGAATGCAGGGTATGCCTCTGATGGAGTAAAGCAGGGGCAATTTGTTTTAATCGATACCGGAAGTGTAGAAGATGAAGACAACGCAAAATTATATGTAAAAGGTGCAACGGCTTATAACTATATTACAGATTTGTCCGGTGCAACAGGTATGACAGGTCCACAGGGTCCCAAAGGTGCAACTGGAGCAACTGGAGCAACAGGTCCACAAGGTCCTAAGGGGGATAAAGGAGATACTGGCGCGATAGGACCACAAGGCCCGACAGGAGCAAAAGGAGCTACAGGAGCGACAGGACCACAGGGAGTGAAGGGTGATCCCGGCGTATCTCCTACTTTTGAGGTTCGTAATGGTCATTTAATTGCGATCTATCCAGAATAAGGAGGTGCCGGTATGGCTAGAGAAGTTGACCTTGGTTCCGTCATAGGTCCGCAGGGCCCCAAAGGCGCTACCGGCGCAACGGGGGCCACAGGGCCGCAAGGTCCTAAAGGTGCTACAGGAGCCACCGGACCACAAGGACCAAAGGGCGATAAAGGAGACATGATTTTCGGATTTGAGGTTGATACAACCGGAAATCTGTATTGTGTGTATCAGGACGGAACAACCCCGCCTGAGTTAGACTATGATTCTACAACCGGTAATCTGTATCTGGTTGTAGATTAATGAAAGGAGTCATAAAATGGCAAGAATATTAATCGGGAATATCAAAGGTCCGAAAGGAGACACAGGTGCACGAGGAGCCACAGGACCGCAGGGACCGGCAGGACCACAGGGGCCGCTTGCGCCGCTGACGAACAATTTCTTGGCAACAGTAGTGGGGCAGAGTGCACTTGATGCCGTTGCAGGAAAGACTTTGAAGGATCAGCTTGATAAACAAAATAGTGATTTAGGGAATCGTGTTATCAACAATAATATTG